TCTAGTACTGAAGTTAAGTACTCCCCATAACCAAAGCCACTCCGTGGCTTTGTATCATGGGGAGCACTTAACTTCTCGTTCTAGCCAGCAGAGTGGAGTACTTAAATTAAGTACTCCACGGTACCGTCTAGTACTCCACGGTATATCGTATCGCGCGAATTTCACCAGCTAAGGTCGAGACCTTTTGAATTAGTCTCTGGGTTGCCCCAAGATGCGCGAATTTGAATTGGCCCCTGTCAATTACGTTAAGGTTCGAGAGAAGATGAGACGGCTCCACTGAATTCACAATTTCAGGGAATTCTTCAGCCACCTCGCTGGTTATAATTCCAATTTGATGTCTGTCAGTTGGCTGAAAAGTTGATAAATACTCTGGAGTAAATCCATAGCGACGAAGAGGGAGTCTATTAATTTTCTCATATATGGAGTCGGTCTCCGCGTATTCAATATCAGATTTAAGATTTGAATCAGATGCATTATAGAGTGACCCAGTATACGTGAGATTCCGTGTCTGCATGTCATTAAACCGGTTATTAATTGAGAGGCCGGCCAATCGATTCGGCCAAACTATATATCCCTTATTCATATTAACACCGTAGTTGGAATCAATATAGTTTTGCATAGGAGTCGATACATTATTAATAGATATAACAAGTTCGCTCGTCTGAATACCACTATTAAAACTCGTATGGTAGAACTGTAAGTATGATACTGACGACAGATTGTAAATATTATTACGCACATCAGCAATAAATGTGGAGGTCGGTGTTGAATAAGCATTATAGAAGTAGCTCTCACCAGTGCCACGTTGGGTCCGCAGATTCACACTAATGGTGTCGGTTGGCGACGTTGCAATATAGGTGGAAACATTAAATTGTACCATATAAGTACTCGGTTGTGTATATCCAGCCACAATGTAGTTTGTACTAAAAAGTTTTGTAGAGTTCAGAAGGAAGTCAGCATACAGAACACTGGAGAGAGACGACAGATTTCCACTAATTGGTAAATCAAATTGCCAGTTTCCTGGAGGGATACCTGTGCCTGCCTGCATAGAATAAGTGACATACTGAAGATCATCGCGAGCCGGTTTTATAGAGGCCAAATACGAGAATGAGTCAGGCACCGGTGGCGTGAGTGTCATTTGGTTGAACGGCTGAAAACTTATACTATCAACACGGGATCCAGGAGTGCGAAAGGAACTGCTGAGATATAGTGGATTTCCTACGCTGCGCGCAACAGTTCTTATTGCGGTTGAGTTTACACTATAGACTATCTGAGTTCCTGTAAATTTTAAATTCAGATTGTCATTCACTTTAATAGGGCCGTAGCTGGCAACCTGTACGCCTAATTCGTAAATTAAAAGAGTATTTACATTTGTAATGTAAAATCCATAGTTTATAGCGGTATATCCGTTTGCGGGTAATTCAGAAAATCCCATAATAAAAGCTGAACTAGTTTCACGAATTCTAAATGTCAACTCAGCGTTGGAGATATATCCGTCAAGAGAGGCCGCCCGCGTTCCCCATCCAATTGAGGAATTACGAGGTTTTTCAAGTGACGATGGGGTCAATAATATAACACCTGAGAGGTCCCAGCGTATTTGTACCGGCTCATTAATATTCAGAAGAGAGTTTGGGAGTATAGTTTGCGCTATTAGAGTACCCCCCACACTCGAACCCCTTGGTACCCATGTTACACCATCAAATGAGATTGCCAGCGTGTTAGGTCCATTACCGGTAGCGAACCACTGTGTCCCGTTATATGCAATCGATAAGCCATTCGTAAAAATAGAGGTACCGATGCCAATCCAGCTTATACCATCATACGAGAATGCTATAGAGTTCGTACCGCTACCAACCGCGACCCATAGATTATTGCCCCAAGCGATACCGCGCACTGTACTTGAAAATACAGAATTACCGAGGCCAACCCATACCGCACCATCGTAAGAGTATGCAAGCGTGGCCGCCAAATAATCACCCCCAGCTATCCAATAGTCACCATTATTTGCAACACATCTCCCAACAGTAAATGCAGGGGTTTGCTGTGCCACCCAGTTTACAGCATCTATAGAAAAAACAATACCTGAACCACGACCGCTTCCAACAGCGACCCACACATTTTCAGCCCAGGCTATTCCATTTGCTTGTGCTGGAAAAAATCCGCTAACCGAGGCGCTTACAGTAGTCCATGTTACACCGTCTGGCGACGTGGCATATGTGAGCCCCAATCTACTCGCTCCGCAGGCAATCCATCCACCCAGCCCCCAGGCAACTGAAAGCACTGAAACCATATTTGCGATAGGAATGCCACTCCAGGAGAGACCATCTATAGAATAGGCAATCTGATAGATACCTGCTCCGCCAGCAACCCATATTGTTCCATTCCAGGCCATACACGAGATTGTTCCTGTAAATGGCTCTGTTACGGGAATCCAGTTGCTCCCATTCGTGGTATAATACATTGCGGCACTAACCACATAGACCGGTAAAAATGTCGTCTGCTGATAGAGTCTGCTCTCACGATTTGCAAGAGCATATCCCTCTATATCGAACCCTTTAGACCCCGTCCAGTTGATACCATCTGTCGAATATGCAGTACTAGACCCAGTTATCACCCAGTTAGACGCAGCCACCCCTATAGCTTTAATATTCGATACAATATTCTGCCTCTTCGACCAGCTGAGTCCGTCAGAGGAAGTAGCGACCTCTGTGCCGCCGCCAGCCAGCCAGTTTGACCCATTCCAGGCAACTGCGGTACCAGTCGTGAGAACGGGGCCGAGACCAGACCATGCCATGCCATCAGTAGAATAGGCCAATGTATTTCCGCCAGCCCCCGCCGCTACGAATAGACCCCCCCAGGCGACCGAGTTGGCTCTTGTAAAAATTGTGGTGCCGAGCCCAGTCCAATTAGACCCATCTGCTGAATATGCCAAGGTATTGGTACCCTCTCCTGCGGCGACCCAGACCGACCCGTTCCAAGCGACTGACCTACCCACAGTGAAAATACTGGTACCGAGACCCGTCCAGTTTATTCCGTCAATCGAATATGCCAAGGTATTGGTACCCTCGCCTCCAGCTACCCATAAAGACCCGTTCCAGGCTACGGAGCGCCCCCTGACTGTGAAAATGCTATTATTTATTGGATACCAGTTTGTCGCATTGTACGAGTAGATCAGGCTCGCCTCACCGCTTTCACCTGTAGCTATCCATTTATCAGACCCCCAGGCGACTCCCAAACACGAGGATGTCAGTGGTGTGAATTTCAAAGGTAGCCAACTGGCCCCACCATCCGAGCTATATGTGAGTGTAGTGGTATCTGATGTGCCGCCGCCCACCATTATATTTCTAGAAACAGTGGTACTCGGTGGCAGGTATGTCTTTGGACCTGTAAGATAATACGTGTAAGTGGATAAAATGGGATTTATATTTACTGCAAAGTTACTGAGGTAGGCAGTTGTTATAGTACTTATTGGGCTTGCATTAAATGACATAATTGTGCTGGTAATTCCCCCGTTTACAACTCGAACCCCTGCAGACCCTGCACCAGATCCGCCATTTTGATATGTGTATTGTAGGGTCAAGTATTTTTCTGTATTATTTGACGCATTCTTAAAAAAGATGTTGACATTACGATCATATGATGCACGGATTCGTATAGGGTCGTAGAGATTACCCATACCATTTATATATTCGTATTGTGTATTCGTACTAACACCCGATGTAGTAGATGTTGTCATATATGGCGAACTTGCGAAGAATGTGCTATAATCATATGGCGCGCCGATTGTAATACCATATGTGCCAAAACTGCTTATAAATGTAGATGCTCTCATATTAGTCGATTGAATATTCACGACAGATGTGGTTAGTGATGATAGGGTAATAGGGCTATTTGCAGATATATAGGCAGTGCCGTATAGAGTTGATGTCATTATCGTACTTGTTTTTATATTACTCGTATATAAGTTCGCCTGAGTATTATCAATAATAGAATATGGTGCAGAGAAAGAGCTCATGTTATCCGCAAGAAATGCGGTTGAAACAAACATGGTACTTAGAGCGAGCCCAGTGACTTTTAGTGCAGAATTCCCAAAAATAAGACGTGCGGTTGTAGCGCTGTTTGTAGAGCAGCTGTCTGTTACAATAGTGTTTATATTAGTCGATTGTTGGAAATTTGCTATTTGAAATTGTACGTTGCTTGTAAAAGCATTGCCTGTTGTGAATAATGGAATCACAGAGTCATCACCACTTAATAAGTTGAGGTTCGAGGTATTAATAGATGATACGTTTAATGAGCCATTTGCATTATAAATTGCGGCCTTATTTAATTGTACCTGTGTAACCTGTGAGGCGCCAATCCGCGTGGCAACCGCCAAGTTACCTGCCTGTGTATAAATAGTTTTAATAGCACTCACATATGTGGCTGCTGCGGTATTTCTAATATTGTGAAAGATGCCAGGATTCATTTCAATAACAGGGGTAGTCACATCGGTATACCCAGGTGCGACGAGTGTTATATCAGGACGATTTCGAATATAAACATTCGCAGAATAGTTAAGTTCGTTTGTGTATAAAAGTGATGCATGTGTTGCCGTTGTGCGAATAGAAGATACATATAGATTATTTTGTACTTTGCAAATTGATGAAATGCTCGTAGTCCCCCCAGTTGAAAGTGTATTATTAAGATAGACTCGATAATTTGTAGAAACATTGTTTCTCACTAAAAATTTGCCAGTGTTCGTGGAAAAAACAAGGGGGCCTACTATATTTAGTGAGGACCTTGCCTGTAGGCTTCCAAGTGTTACCTTATTACCATCTAAGACGGCACTCCCAGGCATTGTTAAAGTACTTAGAATCACAGTTGAACCCGTTATATATACCGCGCCATTTTGATAATATGTGTCGGAATGTGGGACAAATGAGTTGACTGCAATATTTTTTAGAAATATTGGTGCGATACTTTCAACTGTGCTGAATATTTTTGAAGTTACTGCTAAATATGCGCCAGTTGATGATACAGACTGTTTAATATAGCCGTCGCGAATTACATTGAGAGCGCCATAGGTAATACCTCTAATATCATAGACCTGTGTGGGACTCGAGAAGGCGTTTTGGTCGACAATAGTCCATTTACCAGCTGTCTCGGATCTGAGAGTCATGTAGCCATATCCCTGCTGAATTTTTATAGAGCTGATACCACCTGTTATAAGTGATCCCGCTGTTGTAGATACAATAATACTTTGAGGAGTCGATAGGTAGCCAAACGTATCACGGATTGTAATGAGCTGTCCTATGTTCGCCGTCGATGGAAGATAGACCAGAGCATATTCTCCCGTGGAAAGTCTATTTGTTTTTATTCCTACAACGGATGTGTTACTATTTATTAAATATGTAGACATCCGTCCTATCTATCGTGTCGTGTCAAAAAGTTCTGCTTTTTATCGTGCTAAGTTCTTCTTCCAAGCGCTTCACTTCTTCTATAAGATACTTGGTAGTTCCAAGATGCGCCATATCAATCTGTGACGTATCAATTGTCATTAGTTCCTTTGAAAAGGCTGGAAAGAGTGTATCGGATATGTGAACTGATTTGGGAAAATGGGGTAGCAGGTCGGTCGCTAAAAAGCCAAGGCGGGGTTCATCGCTTACCTGAAAACTCGAGCAGTATTCTGAAATATACTTGAACTTGCGGAGAGGGAGGGCCGAAATTGTATCGTAACAGTCTCTAAGATTCGCCGAACTAATGTTTTCTTTAATTCTCGGGTCGGATGCGAAATTCAGAGAGCCATAATAGTAAACATTGCGAATTGACATATCATTTAAAGAATTCTGAATTGTCGTGCCATTCAATGCATAGTTCCAGTTTAGTGAGCCGTTATTGAAATTTATATAACTATTAGAGTCAATGCTGTTTATATTTGGAGAATACTGAAAACTGAATGTAACGCTTATCGCCGATGACCCATAAAGACTTGCCTGAATGCCAAAGGAACTCTGTGTTAAAGTTCCAGTGATTGTCTGGTCCTGTCCGTAAACACCATAGAGTGAGGGACCATTTGTTATTGTCAAATATGAGCTAGCCTGTCCTCCCCAAAAGAGACTGGCAGAGTAACCTATCAAAAGACCAGGTGGAGCAGACCCAAAATAGTTTGCATTAAACCTTATAGATGTCGTATAAGGTACTGCAGGATTTTGTCCTGTAGGTACAACATTAGAGAGATAATATGGCGTTAGGTAATCACCTGGCCCCCCTGTTGTCACAACATTTACAGGCGGGAAGGCAGGGTCATTTGAAAAGTTCGGCCCTGTGTTTGTGGGTACATTTCCAATAGTGAGTCGCGAAGTATTTACAGAGCTTGTTAAAAAGACGTTTGTATTAATTGTACTAGTATAGACCGTTTGTAAATAAAGGGCAGGGGTACTAATTGTGAGATTATTAGTAGTAAATATATTACCAGACTGCAGCGCAATCGAACTAGTCGTTAAAGATGAGGTGAAGATGGCTCCTGTATAAATAGACCCTTGAGAGTTATTGATAGTCGCGTTTGCCATATTAATTGAACTTACAGCTGGTCCTGCAGTAAAGCTCTGTGAAATAAAAAGAGAACTCACTTCTGCAGCGGTTGTCTCAATGGTACCAACCTTAATATTCCCTGTCGATATCCGGTCAACCTGTAAAGATGATGTGAAGATGACACCGGTGCTTAAATATGATTGAGGACCGATACCCTGAAGCGACCCTGTGGCGGTAATGTTGGATGTGACAAAACTAGATGAATAAAGGGAGTTTGTTGCGAAACTACTGAAAACTTTAATAGTATTTGTCTGAATACTGCTTGTTACGAGACTTCCAGCAGAGTTATCAATGGCGGCGGAACCCAGCAAGAACGATGTCACGGTGCCTGCCGATATAGTCGATAGAACCTCAATGGTTGTTGTTGTAACCGCAGTGTTTGCAGTTAGATAAGAAGTACTCAAAAAGGGTGTGTATATGGGGGCATTCACCGCAAAGGCAGTCTGATTCGGATTTGCTGTAGAGGCTCCGCGAATTATGGTGTTTGTTCCGAGCTGTATATAGCCGCCCACATTGTTAAGCTGAATAGTGCTTGTTTGAAGATTGTTCGTAAATGTACTCTGGCCCACCTGAATGTTCGAGTTCACAAAGAGGTTCGACCCAATCGTTGCAGATCCCACAACAACTAGCGAACTATTTAAAAGTGCCGTTTGAGATTCAAAGGTACCTAGACCCTGTGTTAAAAGATTTCCAGTTAGAGTCAAGTTTCCGTTGATATTTGCACCCGAATTTGCTGTAAGAGTGCCAGCCACTGTAATAGAGCTACCGAAGACTCCGCCGCCGCCTACTTGAAGATTCCCTCCAATTGTAACACTTGACGTAATGTAGGCGGATCCTATAATATAAGCACTGTAGCCTGGGGTTGTTTCATATGGAATTTGGACGGATGGCTGGGTTCCAACTACGAGAGTGCTTACGAAAAGTGGACCAAAAACCTGAGATGTGCTTTGGAGTTTTAGATTATTCGTTATCATTGTGGTTGTACTGAGAGTTCCTCCAATTGTCAGCGAGTTACCAATAAGTGTAGAAACGGCCAGAGTGGAGACATTGGCGATTGTATTATATAGGGGAAATCCAAATGTATTTATAATATTCCAGGTATTTGCATCGCGAGATGAGAACGACATTGACGCATAGGCCTGTGAAACTACGAGGCTGCTTGTTCCGTCCATAAAACGAATACCGTTTGTGGTACTTACAATTATTGACTGGGGTGATGACAGGTATCCTAGTGAATCACGCACTGTTATGGTTCGTCCCGGGGGCATTTGACTAGAAATCAATACAATTGCCGAGCCACCTGAGGTAAGCCTGGAAGAGTCTATAAGTACAACTGATGTACTTGCTATAACAATATATGAACTCATTTCCTAAAATGATGTGGTATATAAATGTGCCTTTATATGACACAATACTAGAGAATGAATAGTCCAAATCCAAATTTTGTACTAAATATTATTGAATTACAAAATGTGGTTACAAGCGCCTCAGGAGTAAGTCCAGTAACATATCTTTCAAACCAGGTTGTAAATCTCCAACAGATGGTGAATTACGATCTGAAACAAATTAATGTGAACGCCATCTCGAATTTCAACCAGACTCCAATTCAAGTCTACTCTCCCCTGAATCTTTCCAACACCAGCATCACCGCTAATGGAAACGCTATCGGTGGGAATTCACATCTTAGTACAATTGGAGTGGACGCAAGTGGCGGCCAGCTTTATATAGGTGGAAAGGGTACTAGTCTTCTTCTCACCCAAAACTACGTTTCATCATTTTTTATAGGAGCCGATTGTAATGCAAATTTCATAGGGTCCGTATCAGCCACGAATTTCATAACGACCTCTGACGCCCGTAAAAAAAGCTCTGTGGCTAAGATAACCGACTACGAAACCATATTATCATCGGTAAATGGTGTAAGATTTGAATGGATTCATACAGGTGAATCGGATATTGGTGTAATCGCACAAGATTTGTTAGCAGTGATACCAGAGGCCGTATCAGATACAAGTGACGGCTACAAGGTAGCCTACCATAAACTCATTCCAGTGCTAATAGAAGCGGTGAAGTCGCTACAAGACCGCGTGAAAGTCTTAGAAGGACTCCAGATACGGTAGAGAGACTAGTTCATTGATAAGAGTAAGGTTTAAGAGAGGGGTCTCAAAGAAACGCGGCTCTTCGACAAGTTCACGATACGTAAGGCCTACGAAGACTGCAACCATAAAGAGTACAACAATAAGATTGCAATAAATAACCTGGTCCTTCTGAATAGCCTGGATAGTATTCGACGTCTCTCCATTTGAGAGCATAATACGTTCGATTCTTTCGTTCACATCGTTAAATCGGAACTCGAGTTCATTAGACATATCGACATTGAATCGACAGACCCCGATTAGCTGCTCGCCAATCATCTTGATGGTCTTCTTGTATTCCTCCATGATATCTGCACTGACCTTTGCATCAGTGTCCTCCGCTAAATAGCTGCTAAACATGTCGCTGATTTTCGTAACATAAAACTTATCGACACGAAGATCATATTCGTAAATCGAGTTTTGCTGATGAATAATCACTCGACCTTCAGGGTAAATATTAATACGATTCAAACTGTTCCTTGGAATAAGCACAGTTACATCAATCTTCTTGATTTCAATCATACCATTTGTGTAAAACTTCAGATAGCCTGTATTATTCTTAAGAGGAATCGACGACATTTTATATCTCGGTAGGACGAGCGTGGGGGTTCAAATTTTTCTAGAGGTTACCGTGAATTACTTATATTAACTACTCCACGGTAGGTCTAAACATTCAACCTATAACATTTTTTAAGAGATGGCTCATACACTTCCAGGTATGACACGTAACTTTGGAAATCCTGTAGACCCAATTAACCCCTTTCTATCGCTTTCAAAGCCTGTGAAGGACCGCAAGATTATTCTTCTTGCCACCGCAACAATTACTGTTGACAATGTATTTTCAAATGGACTCTTTCAGAACGTGTATGTAATCTATAAGATGTTTGATGCAATGGGTTATCAGCCCATCCTACTCGTAAATGAAATGGTAAAAACACCTGAGTCGCTTCCTAAAATGCTCCAGGTTTGCCGCATGATGGTAACTGAAGAGATTCTAAAGCAGCCTCTTCCAGTCGTGGCACTTATTGAACTTGGAATGAGTATTGACCCTCTTTTGCGCGAGTTCGTAAAGATGCTCGGTGGAAAGCTGATTAAGCTTTATCTTGGTAATATTCTGAATATCGATATCGAAACCCCTATTTTCTATCCCGGTATGCACTTCGCGCATCACGTTATCGACAAGGTCGATAGAATCTGGGTATCTCCTCACTACGGGCAGCATGCAGAGTATGCTTCCTATATTAATCACGTAGTACCACCATCGGATCTCAAAAATATGATTGCCCCCTATGTCTGGGACCCCACCTTTATAACGCGCGGGGGAGAGTTACAGCTCAAATGGGCGACTAGGTCGAAGCCCGAGGATGATGTTATTGTTATCATGGAGCCAAATATATCCTTTCAGAAGTCATCCTTTATTCCTCTTCTTGCCGTTGAGCGCTGGTATCGCAAGGGGACCTGGAAGGGCAAGGTCGTTGTAGTAAATGGCCTTCGTTTTAATGAAACACCCCATTTCCTAGCAAATATTAAGCCGAATCTAAAGGTTATTGCCGACGGACACGTAGAGTTTACTGACCGCACTGATATCGTATCTGCTATGACAAAGTGGCCTTCTGCGATGTTTATCGGGCACCAGTTCAACAATGAGTATAATTATATGACTCTCGAGCATTTCTGGTGTGGATTTCCTCTTATCCATAATTCGGCGGCGTGGAAGAGCTATGGTTACTATTATGACGGGAATAATGTAACAGCTGCAGCCGACCAGATTGAGAATGCTTGGATGAATCACTCTGAGAATCTGGAAGCCTACAGGGCTCATTCACAGGCTCTGACTTGGTCGCATTCTCCTTACAATCCAGAGGTGCAGAGGGCGTGGGATGCACTTTTGAAACTCTGAAGTCGGTAAGATGGCTATGTCGGTTAACAGAAGCCACTATACTTTTAACGTGTTGGCCCACCACCCCTTCGCGAGCCTGTCGTGCGGCAAGCTCCATACTACCGTGGTGTACTTAAATTAAGTACTCCACTCTGCTGGCTAGAACGAGGGTTTAATGATTTATAGCGCAAACTAGTTTGCGCTATAAATCATTAAAACCCAGTACTAGACGGTACCGTGGTGTGATGATTTAAACATTATACGATATGAAATAAAAGAAATGCGTGTAGGCGTAACATGTGCCATCGAGTACTCTGTATTTAGTTCGGGTCTCACAAATATGAGTCTCGCTATTGCGGAACTCTTTAAGGGTCTTGGGCACAGCGTCAAGTTAATAAATATGCGCGGCACGCGGACCTGGTGGGACGATTGCACGGCCATCCAAAAGGTCTATGATATTACTAACGCGGAGGACCTGAGCGGTCAGAGTTTCGACGTCGTTTTCGAAATCTCCCAGCTTCTTCTAAGCCCTGCGATGCGTGCCGCAGTAGGCTGTAAATCAGTCTGGATTATTAGAAAGCCCTTTGTTTTGACTGAAATCGAGGCAACAATCTACCCTATCAATGCATTTCCACGGGACTTTAAAGGTGTTAGCGAGGCCTGGCTACTCGACGATGTAACGAGTCCAGACGACACGACCGCCGTAGAAACGCTGACTGGACTCAAGGTTCGCCATGTACCCTTTGTGTGGACTCCACTTCTTGCCGAGGCCCAGAGCAGGGAAATTGGGAGTCTTCAGTGGAGAGGAAATCCAGAGGCGCCCCTTTTTGTTCGCATGGCTGATACGAATCAGTCTAGTTCAAGTTCCAGCACAATTCCCCTAGTAATTCTCCGCGAGGCAGCGCGGCAACATATTCCTCTAGAGGGATGGGCCCTTCATAACGGCGAGCATATTGCCACTTCAAAGTTCTTCAAGGAGAATGTTCTTAAGCATTGCGCCGACCTCGACCTGAGTGGTGCGTGTGTCGGTCGCCAGCGTGCGGTTGAATGGGTTCGCGAGGAAAACACGGTGGCTCTTGTAAATCTACGTTTTAACCGGCTTCGCCCTATTCTACTGGACCTCGCCTGGGCCGGTATTCCAGTCATTCACAATTCCCCAGCTTTGCGCGACATCGGACAGGGCGCAGAGCGCTTTTATTATTCTGATAACAGCATCCAGGAGGGTGTCGAAGCTTTTAAGAATCTTATTAGCGATTTGAAGGGCCAGGGCTGGTTTAAATCCGCTTCGATGCGCCGAGAGGCTCTCGCCCGCAAGTGGGCTCCAGTCAGCCCGCTTGTACGTACTGGCTGGCTACAGGCTCTAAACAATATCGTGGGAACAGATATGATTTTTGCACCGGTTGTAAAAAGCACACCCGTTGCAGCTACAGAGGTTAGACCTTACATAGTTGTTTTCAGTGATATGTGGGACGAGTTCCAGGCCGATTACAATTTTTTCACCCTTCTTCTAAATGAGGCAGGAAGTGCTATGACACCCCCTCGCGAAGTTGTCGGTGTTCCAGAGGCCAATTACACCGGCAACCCAGATCTCGTAATTTTCGGACCCTTCGGTCAGAATTGGAAGCGTTTCACAGGAGTACCGAAAATCCATTTTACCGGTGAAAACACACGCCCTATTCTTGAGGCTGAACTCAATATTGGATTCGACCACGTGAATTTCACACCAACCGCTGCATATATTCGTTTGCCACTATGGGTTACATTTATCAATTGGTTCGCGGCGGATCCTGAGCGTCTCGTAAATCCGAAGCCCATCCCCCTAGACTGCTGTACTCGCACATATGAGGCGACCTCCAGAAAGAAGTTCTGTGCCTTTGTCGTGACGAATCCTACAAACCCTATTCGAAATGCTGCATTCCAAGTACTAAGCAGCTACAAGAGAGTTGATAGTGGAGGGCAGCTTTATAACAATATTGGCGACGAACTTATGGCACTCCGTGGTGGCGGCGGCGGTGAGATGAAAAAGACAAAGTTTTTCGGTGACTACAAATTCGCCATTACATACGAGAATTCCTCACGTGAGGGCTACTGTACCGAGAAACTTCTGCATGCCAAGGCAGCCGGTGCAATTCCAATCTACTGGGGCGACCCCTTGGCTCAGCGCGACTTTGATATGGATGGTGTAATCGACGCGCGCAACTTCAAGACGCCAGATGAGCTAATTTCAGCGGTGCGTGCGGTCGATGAAGACGATGAACTCTGGAAGAAGAAGGCTTCGACGCCCGCTCTAAATCCCTACATGGTTGACCGCACTCGACGCCTACTCTCAGAGGTTGCCAAGCAGGCCTGGACCCTTCTAAAAGCAGATGAGGGGGCTCTTAAAAATATTCCCCGTTTTCTCGGCGTCGAGGCCGGCTCTGCGGGGGCACGAAAGGGTATCGAGTTCTTCAGAGTTGCGACCCCTCCTGCAACTCCCGAAACACCTCTTCTTCTCACATATGTCACCTTCAAGTTCCTCGGCAGTCTTCAGCACTGGCTCGGAACTATCATGGCTCAGCGGACAGTCATGAAAGATTTGGAGGCCCTTGTGTTTATTGGACCGGATGTTCCAGAGGTAACTCTTCAAGCAATCACCGAAAAGTTCACGTTCGCCAAGTTCGAGCGCGTTGATTCCTCCTGGACCCCTCCAGACTTTCCTGATTACTGGGAGGCCGGCCACTATGCATGGAAAATCTGGATTTACAATACTATTGTGAATCGTGAGAGCCTTAAGGGTCGCATGTGTATGTATTTCGACGCCGGCGCCGTCCTGTGTCGCTGGCCCGTTGCCTGGATGCTAAAGGCCCAGGAACAAGGAATCTGCTGTCTAGAGGACCCTCGCGAAAATAATGATCGCTGGTGCGGCCCCACATTCTGTGATATTCTAAAGGTGACTGATGTCGAACGCGAGCAAAAGCAAATCACAGCGGGTCTTGTTACATTTCGCGCGGGCCATGAGCTACCAACACGTTTTTTTGCAGAAGCGTTCAAGCTCTCACAGATTCGTGACGTACTCGTAGGCCCCCGTATCAGCGGCGTTGATGCCAATGGAAAGTCCTACGGTCATCGCCACGACCAGAGTATTCTGAGTATCCTAGTACGCCGTCATGATATCCCACTCTTCCCTCTAGATAATGTCTATGGTGACCGGTCTATGCGGAAGACGTTCGAAGCCGGACAGTGTATTTACGTTCACCGGGGGAATTTCCAGCGCCACGTCCAGTTCCTCCCAGGAATCGATGATGCCTATGTAATTAATCTTGACCGCCGCGCGGACCGTCTCGAGAAGTTTCGGACAACTCATCCTGAAATTAGCGAGGCCGTGGAGCGCTGGCCGGCCACGGATGGATCGGCTATTAATCTCACTCCAGAGCTTGCAAAACTTTTTGGCCCCAATGATTTTTTCTGGAAGAAGGCGGTTATGGGTTGCGCTCTCAGCCATCTCGGACTCTGGTGGAAACTTCTGAATGAGAAACCAGATATCCAGAACTTTCTTATTTTCGAGGACGACGCCCGCCTCCTTCCCGGCTGGCAGGAAACCTTACAGCTCTCACTCAACCATGTGCCAGAAGACTACGACGTACTTTATCTGGGCGGAATCCTTCCACCGAATCGCGCTGGCTTTAATCGCCTTCTAGAGCCCGTTACAAAGTACTACAGCAAGATTCGCCCTCATCAAATGTTCGGACAGGCCACGCCAACCCCCTATTTTCACTCTTGTGCCTATGCGTATATCATATCACGCCAGGGCGCCCAAAAGGTCATCGACAGTATCCAGCAGAAGTCTGGTTACTGGACGAGCGCCGACCACATGCTCTGCTCGCCCTGTGATAAAATGAACCTTTATTTTTTGACGCCCACGATTGCTGGATGCTACCAGGACGATGACCCGAACTACGCGAACAGCGATTTTAATAACTTTTCACGGGTCGATAAGTTTGATAGCGACCTCTGGAATAATGATGAGCGTTTCAGCCGAGAGGAGATTGGTATGGCCCTCGGTGAAATGGAGAATACACCCTTTAATAACATAGACTTACTTCGGGAAGTCTGCAAAAAAAAAAGTACTCGCGAAACATCAATTAGTCTGAAGACACCGCCTGCTCTAAAGGCCCTAACAATCTCCAAGAATACAGAATGCCTTTCAAGCCGTTTTGTATGTTTAAAAGCCCAGGCGCTAGACTTCTCAAAGCTCTACGAATCTAAGTGGCTCTTCAGCCTCTTCGGGGACCTCAAGGCAGTTACAGTAGACACAGTGGATCAGTCTTCTCCTGTTCCAACCGACTGTCCTATTTTTATCCTCCAGCGTCCTCACGTTTTTGAAGCTACAAAACTGCTTATTGAATGGGCGAAGGTCGGTGCGACCTTCAAGATTCTTCATCTCAGCGACGAGTTGCCAGGCCCACAAAAAGACCCTCTTATTGTCTATGAGTTACCGAATTGTATCAGTGTGCTACGAACTTATATACGCGACGATTTCCCTCCTGGCACAGAGGGTAAGATTCGAGTAATTCCTCTCGGTTATCGCTGGAGTCCCCTGAATTCCTCGCAATCCTCATTATTTCGTACGCCTAATACACCCTTTCGCGAAAATCACTGGTGTTTCTTTGGAACGGACTGGAACAATCGGTCAGAGTTGCTGGCGCCTCTTTTGAAGGCGAATCTCTTAAAATCCTGCAAGTTCTTCGAGAACTGGAATGATCCATCGGGTCTCAGCCGTGAAGAGTATTTGTGCGAGATGACAAATAGTATTTTCGTCCCCTGCCCGGATGGGGTGAATCCAGAGACCTTCCGGTTCTATGAAGCCCTAGAGGCTGGATGCATACCACTCATTGTAAGGACTGAGAAGAATGCAGAATGGTTCAAATGGGTATCAGATTACATACCTCTTCTAGCAAATGACACATGGGAAGATGCCCTACGTATAATGTTTACACTCCTGTCGAATCCTAAACGTCTTGAAGTCTATCGGGAGGAAATCCTAAAGGGTTGGTGGAAGTGGGTACAGCATTTAAAAAAGCAGGGACAGGAGTGGCTTTTGCTTCGCGCTTGAATATATTACAAACCCGTCTCCAAAATGGTCTAGGGCTTTTTCTAAAAAGGGCGGACCACGAATCATACGTGTATTGGCTACCCATTGATAGGTTACATCGTCCGCAAAGTGGAAAAAGGTTATCGATTTCATTTGACCCACCCTTTGATTCGGGAATATTATGACTGGTTTGAAAATCAAAGACAGTCATTGTATTCGGACACCAGTGCGTTAAACATTTATGCTCGTAGCGTTTACCGACATGTTTTACCCAAACCGCTTCACGAACTGCCTTTGGGATTCTCTTTTTCTTGTAGGCGGCCATGTCGCTACTAACCGCAAAGTTGTTATTTGAATGAGTTGGCTCCTCTGCATCGGCCATTATGGTCTAAAGTTATAACGCCTTTTTACATTTAGACCATGGATTCAGACGGTATTCCATCATATCTTAAAAATCTAGAGGAGCTGTTGACGGGGTCAAGCTCACAGGAGAACGGTGGAATTGGGCGTGACGTGGAGGGTGAGCGGGCTATTGCTGCAGTTGAGGCCCAGCCGCCGAATCCCCTTAACCTTACAAATATCGGCTTCGGGTCAATGTTTACCACCGCCAGTCCTCCCGCGGCCGTCGCGACGACGTCGGCCACGGTTGACCCTCAAGAGAAGGTAAAGTTCATGCTGGTGAGTACTCACCTACAGCAGTTCACCGGATACGCGAAGGTCGGTCATGGACTCCTCACTGAACTCGCGGCCCAGCCCTGGATTCAGCTGACCCACTATGGATTCCAGCGGATGACTGATGTTCCTGCCGGTTTTCGCCCCTATCCCGCCGGCGTTGATGTTATCGATGCAGTGACCCTAGAGAAGCCGCTTCAGCAGGGATTCGGCTACACGACCCTTCCAGATGTTATCCGCCGCAAGCGCCCCCACGTAGTAATGATTTACAACGACCTCAGTGTTGTTGGTAAGTTCATGGAGGAGATTCGCAAGTCTGGTATTCCCCGCAATTTTAAGATTTGGATCTACTGCGACCAGGTCTATACTATGCAACCCCAGGCCTATCTCGATATTCTCAATCGCGACGCCGACCGCATTTTTACTTTTACGGGGGCATGGAAGCAGTGCCTCAAGGACCAGGGAATCACTCGCCCTATTGATACTCTTTTGCACGGTTTCCATTCGAATATGTTCTTTCCGATGCCAAAGGAACTCGCGCGTCGCCAGCTCCAGCTCCCCAACGATATCTTTGTCTTCATGTGTATGAATCGCAATCAGCCTCGTAAGCGCTACGATGTACTTATCATGGCCTTCGTTGAGCTTCTAGTGAAGTATCCCACGAAGCCTGTATATCTACTGGCCGTCTGTGACAAGGGTGATAAGGGTGGTTGGTGGCTCTTCGAGCTCTTCCAGCGCGAACTCCGCCTCCGCAACGTCTCGCTGGAACTCTTCGGTAACCGGCTAATTGTCACGAGCCAAAACATGAGTTTCAAGGATGAAGAAATCAATCTGTTCTATAACGCATCTGATGTAGGTGTTTCAACGTCAGATGGAGAGGGCTGGGGCCTCTGCAATTTTGAGCAGATGGGGGTTGGTATTCCACAGGTCGTGCCAGAGATTGGTGGTTTCAAGGAGTTCTGTAATTCTGGCAACTCAGTACTTGTAAAACCGACTGTCCGGTATTATATTCCAAATGGCTTCAGTCCTGTGGGGGGTGAGGCGCATGCTTGTAATCCCCACGACGTCTGCCTAGGGATGGAGGAGTACCTCTTAAATTCAGAGAAGCGTGTCGACCATGGCAAGAAGGCTCGTGAGACGGTACTCGAATACACCTGGAAGAAGTCGTGCGAGATTCTAGTGAAGAGATTGAGGTCTGTGCTTGATTCTGATGAGTAACGTCTACCGTGAAGTACTTAACTTCAGTACTAGACGGTAGCACTTAATTTAACTACTTAGCGGTAAATAGGGGGTATGAAACCTAATAAGCTTCATATAATTCTAAAAATATTTGGATTTCTTGTATTTTCTATAGGAATTCTATATATTTGTCAATTTTTTACAGAGACCTTAGAGGAGGGGTTTGCAATACCTCGTGACTGTAAAGAGGTTCAAGACTCTGGAAGAAAGTTACTTCTATGCGCTAGTTCAAATGCAGCAAATATAGTTTTTGACAATACCAGTAATTTACCAGGTAAATATGATAATGTATGCGTAGGATCAGGAGAATTTGGAACAGACTATTACACATGTTATACTCGACCTGGCCCCCCAGTTTATAACGATACATATGGTATTTATCGTCCCTTCGACCCAAAAGTCGATAATGATACGTTACCTACAGACCTTTTACCGAGCATCGATACATTCTGCTCTTCATATGATACGAATACTTTAAAGGTAAATCGTGGTATTGCATCAACATTGGCAGTATTAAACGTTATACGCGATACTGGTAGCAATACTATTATCTATCAAAATCAAGTTCGTACATTAAAGCAACTTTACTGTGGAACCCCGAACGGAAAAATGGTGAACACCTGCTCTAACATTAATGTAGCATATAACTCACTAACAGCTCCAGCAGCAACTGCAAATCTTACTGCAGCTTCAAATGCCGTTCAAAATTCCCTTAATAGTTTGAGTAATATGAGTACACAGATGTATTCTATTTATAATGGTTCACGGTGTCAGAATCTTGCTAGCTATGCCATCTAGCGTGTTGTGCCAAAGTTAAGTACCCCCTTTTAGGGGGTACTTCTTTTTGGCACTAACCGGTACCGTCTAGTACTGAAGTTAAGTACTCCCCATAACCAAAGCCACTCCGTGGCTTTGTATCATGGGGAGCACTTAACTTCTCGTTCTAGCCAGCAGAGTGGAGTACTTAATTTAAGTACT